ACTGATCCTGATAGTCTAGTTAATTATGGCAGCGATGTCATACCTGAACACAATTATATACTATTATGGGATCAAGAGCCTATTCATTTGAACATACACGTTAACACATTTTTATTGGCTCGAAATATGAATAAGGATATGCATAACAATACCTGTACGTTGGGAAGAAATAATCAAGTGGGATCTATTATTACCAGCGAAAAGCAAAGTGAGTTTGTTGATAAAATATCTAAACAATTTAATTGGAAAAGCTATTATTATTTCTTTCATGGATGGGCAGCACTGGATTGGTATCGCGGATACGATAAGACATTTTTGATTAAATCGTGGACTGCAAGAACTATCACAAAAACGTTCCTTGCACCAAATCGTATTGTGGCAGGTGAACGTCGGCACCGACTGGAAATATTGTATTGGATATTCAAACTAGATATGCTGAACAATCACATATCATGCCCTGCAGTATGTCCTGCAGAAAATATTTCAATACATGATGCCATACTGCCACTTAAAAATCAATATTTAGATATTGAAACAGTGTTTGGTAATCAGTCATTGCCAATGAACTTTGCTGGTGAAACTGATCATCCCATGCAGTCCTGCTGGCTCGATCTATTTGACCAATCTGCTGAAAGTTTGTTATACTTAGTCACCGAAACTGTGGCCACAGGACGCAGACATCATCTAACTGAAAAGACATTTAAGCCTATAGCCCTGGGCATGCCGTTTGTGATTGTGGGCACACAGGGCAGTTTGAAGTACTTGAAAAGTTATGGTTTCCGGACATTCGGCGACCTGTGGGATGAAAGTTATGATGATGAGCCCGATGATCACCGGCGCATAGAAAAAATTGCACAACTACTGAAATATCTTGAAAGCACCGATCGCCAGGCCATATTCGAATCTGCACATGAAATTATCGAGCACAATTGGAATCATTTTTACCATGGTGGATTTGAAGCTATACTATGGCAAGAACTAAAGGACATGTTGAATGAGCTTGACTTTAATCGCTGATAAAATTATAAAAGGTAAAATATATCCAGCATTGGCTCGGCACGAGGCCTATCCGTATACACAAGGCTGGCGCGAATTTGGTCAACATTGGCCACACACTATTCCTTTAAGACTGCAAGAGTACTGTGACCATCATAATGTCAAACTTGACATCACAGATTTTGATTCCGAGTGGCCAGCTGATGCATTTTATCCTGTGGGTTTGGCTTTCTTTGACTTTGATATTGATTACTTTGAACTCTTGCCTGAGCGTGTACGTGCAGGATTATTCTCTGGCATTGTGCGTGTGCTGTTTTACTATCACGAAGGCGATAACCCCTGGCATATCAAGACTAGACTGGACCAACTGTGTGCCAAGCACAATTTGCACAACGGTTGCTATCGATTTGTCAGTGCTAATACTGCTGCCAAACAATTGGAAAATTTTGTTTACTTTACAGACTTTGAGCTTTGGTATTACCAACGCAACCAAGATTTGCTGCCACTGAAAATACACCATGAGCCAAGAGAGCGTGACTTCACTGTGCTGAACCGACTGCATAAATCGTGGCGTGCCTTGGCCATGGCAGATTTAAAAAGTCTTGATTTGTTAGATAACGCATACTGGAGTTACTGCGAGTCAGGCGTGTTTGATGATGCAGAGTGCCCTATCCGAATTGACGACTTTCGTGGCCTGCGCAGTTACACCGAAGAGTTTTTGCAGTCAGCACCATACATCAGTGACGAGTTAGATTTTGATCAGCGCAACGATCACAGCACCCTGGTCGCCAAGTATCATGTCAACAGTTATTGCAACATTGTGATGGAAACACATTTTGATGCTGACCAGTCAGGCGGTGCATTCTTAACTGAAAAAACATTCAAGCCTATCAAACACGGGCAAATGTTTTTCGTAGCAGGCCCAGCAGGCAGCCTACAGGTATTGCGTGATTTGGGATATCGTGTGTTTGATTCAGTATTGAACAACAGCTACGATCTGGAAACTGATCACACACAACGTTGGATGTCCTTGACAAGATCCATTTATTTTGCTCAATCAGAGTTGCCTGACTTGTTTGAGCAATGCAGATCTGACATAGAGCACAACCAACAGTTATTTCAAGCCGTCAAGACTGAACGTTTAAATACCCTAATCAAGGAAATCAATGAATCCCATTAACTCATATACCAGCTGGCAACCACTTGAAGAAGTCATCGTGGGTCGTGCATACACTCCAGACTATTTTGACTTTATCGAGAACGCACAAGTGCGTAATCAACTGCAACAAATTCTTGCTGAGACTGAAGAAGACTTGGCCAATTTGCAAAAGACCATCGAGACTTATGGTGCTCGGGTGCGTAGACCCGACTTGCCCAACAAGCATCAATTTCAACAAGGGCAGATGAAAGGCAACGGTGCACCATTACCGCCACTTACACCAAGAGACTGGCAGATCACCCTGGGCGACAAACTGTTGCGTGTGCTGGCCATGCAAGAATTAGATGGCTTATGTAAAGAATATAAACAGGCCGGTGGTACAGTGGTCAATCCGCATGGTCCCACAGGATGGGACGAGAATTGTATTCTTAATCAAGCGTCAGCCTCATGCATTGTGCGTGTGGGTCGTGATGTGTTTTTTGACAACTCAGATTTTTTGCGACCAGACCAAACACGTTGGATTGTGGACAACGTGTTGGGACCAGAATATAGAATACACGAAGCAATCACAGATGGACACGGTGATGCTGTATTTGCTATTTTGAAGCCCGGTGTGTTGTTATCCAGCAAACACGATGTGAATTTAAACTTGGCAGCAGACTTTCCAGGATGGGACGTTTGCAAGGTCTGGGATAGTTCAATATGGGCTGCCATGGAAGTTGGCAAATTCAAATACGAACAATCACCAGGTGCCTGGTATGTGCAAGGACAAACTCCCACCGCAGAGTTTACAGACTTTGTTAACACTTATCTAACCAAGTGGACCGGCTTTGTTGCTGAAACAGTGTTTGATGTCAACTGCTTGGTACTGGATGAGTCTCATGTGATCTTTTCAGCTTACAATAAGGAAGTGTTTGACTACTGTCGCAAACACCGGATCGAACCTATCATTTCAGAACTGCGTCACAGCTACTTCTGGGACGGTGGCATCAGTTGTTGCACACAAGACATCCGACGTCGTGGTGGATTAGAAACTTATCTATAAACGTTTGATGCCATACAACAAAGAAATTTCTTTGACCAGGCCTTCAGTAAATTCCTGATCAGTGTCATAGATCCAATGTGCTCGAGTTTCAAATCCAGCCTTGCCAAACAAGGCCTGCCACATCTTGTTGCCCAGAATACTGTAGTGGTTGGGATTGTTTTCGTGCATCCAGGTTCGCTGATTGTCGGGTGCTGGCACTTCAATAAAGGCCTGACCTCCGGGCTTCAACACACGATGAAATTCATACAATGTAAACAGCGGATAAGGACTGTGTTCCAACGCATGTCTGCACCAGATAAAATCCACAGATTGATCTGCCCAAGGCAAGTCACTCATGTCAGCATGTTTTATTTTTAGACCCTCAGACTCGCATGCAGCCACATCATCAGGACTGAGTGTGACTCCTGTGACATCTTGATAGCCAAACTTGTGTGCGGCCTGGGCAAACAAACCTGGACCACAACCTATGTCAATGATGCAGGCATCCAGCGGCAGATCAAACTCAGGTAAAAATCGTTGAGCAAACTCAGGAATAATTTGATCATGAAATCCGCCAGGTACTTCACTGTAAACAGTGCTTAACGCCTGTTGTTCATAGCGTTGAAATTTTTCAAAATTCATCTGACGTCAACTCCTTGGCATAAAATCTACTGACATCATCATCAGCACCCAACACTGGTGTCAATGGCAATTCCATTAAAGTTTTTGGCCAGGCCACAATGGACATCAATGCTGATGCTCCAAATACATTTTCAGTATTGCCGGCAAAATTGTTGGGATTGTAGTTGTTGATCTGAGCCCAATAAAATCGATAGCCCAGTGGTTCCAAGAATTCATAAATTTCTCGCAGCTGACTGGACTCTATTGCTTCATAAAAAATCACTGGACATTTTTGTTGTATGATGTTTTTGCATCCTTGCAACACCTGCAGTTCAGACCCTTCTACATCTATCTTGATCATGTCTGGCAGGTCTAGTCCGGCTGTGTCCAATGTGATAGCAGTGGTTTCAATGCCGGCAAAATCATCAATAACTTTGACCATGCCAAAATTGCCTGATTGTTCTGGATCGTAGTCCGTGATATAACAGGTGGTATTACTGTTGGACACTGCATATTTTCCTATATACACGTGGTCCAGGTCCTTGGTGTTTTGTTCCAATAGTGCATAATTTTTAGGATGCGGTTCAAACGCATAAACTTTTTTGACCACACTGGCAAATGCTGTGGTATGATAACCTATGTTGGCTCCTATATCGTAGACCACAGAATTTTCGTTCAGCATGGCCAACAAAAATTCCAACTCAAATTGGCTGTACTCTCCGTAGAGATCTAAACTGCGCCCAATCATTTCATCAGTACTGTAGTAACTGAAATTGTCACTGTATCTAGTTTTTGTAGATTTAATCATGAATATACCTTTACATCGTATCTTGTTTCAAAACGGTCAGCATCCTCACGATCATTGACCATGGGTTCGCCGCGTATGTTCAAACTGGTGTTGAGCAACATGGGACAACCTGTTTTGGCGTACCATGCTTCCAACAACTGTCTTATGCCTGACCCATCCTTGGCCACCGTCTGTACTCTACTGGTGCCATCAACATGACATATGGCAGGATAGAGATCAGGTTGACGGCAACGAGCTACTGACTGCATGTAGTCGTGAGTATGCCAGCCGCTAGGCATATCAAAATAATCGCCAGCCAGTTCAGCCAAAACAACAGGGGCAAAAGGTCGGAATTTTTGTCTGCGTTTGATTTCATTTACTCGGTCTTTGATTTCTTTGCCTCGGGGGTCAGCCAGTAGGCTCCGGTTACCCAGTGCTCTGGGACCAAATTCAGCTTTGCCAGAGGCCACTCCAACAATGCCAGTGTCAAGTAAACTGCGGACAAGATTATCAACAGGATAAGGGCCAGCGATATCGTGACCAAGGTACGCATTGTGCCAATGCAGACGTTTACCATACGCAAGGGCAGCGGCGCCAAGGCTGCTTCCGGCATCGCCGGGACAGGGCATGATCCAGATTTTTTCAAAGTAATTTCCTAGTTTCCTATTGGCCAAGCAGTTGAGTGCAACGCCACCTTGATACACAAGATTAGTGCTCCATTTAAAGTCTCTGGCTCTACGCATGACATTGCCTATCAGGCGTTCTAACAATCGTTGAGCACTGGCGGCAATGTCTTCATTGCTGAGACCACCCATGAAATCATCCGTGACTCCGGTGTGTAAGTTTTGCCCAAATTCTATTTCATAAGGGTCACGAACCAACACTGATTCCATCACATGATTGTAATGATCACTGCCATAGGCACTCATGCCCATGGTGATGTATTCTTCATCTAATGGGTGTAGGCCCACACGCTGAGTAATTGCACTATAAAAGAGACCCAGGCTGTGAGGGTATCGTTGTCCCCACAGTCGTCGGTACTGTGCTTGTCCTGTTCTGTCATACTCTGCTCCCCAGATTGATATAGTATCCCATTCGCCTATGGCGTCAATTACCACCACAGTGGCACGGTCATATGGGCTTGTTTGAAAGCCGCCAGCTGCATGTGAGAGATGGTGACTATGGCAACTGTGTGATGCTGTTGAAAAAAATCCTTTGAGTTGTTGCTCGAGGATTTGTTTTGTAGTCAACTTGTTCCACTCTATGCCTTGGCCACTGTACCATTGACGTAGTTGTTTTTTCCATGGCGTCTCATAGTAAGCCACATGATCAATGGCAAAATTTTCGTCGCATGCGTCCTGAATTAAGCCAAGGTTGATGTCAGCATCATTTTTCTTCTTGCTGTAGCGTTCTGCATGACCAGCAAATACAATGTCACCTCGTGAGCTGATCACTGTGGCTGCGGCATCATGAAAGCCGGCTGATATACCTAAGATATTCATTTGTAGATAAATGGATCTCGTTTACGAAGTTCTTTTAATTTTTTACGATAACGTATTTCTAAAGTAATTCTATCCCAAATTCTGCGTATCCAATTCATTTCAATTTCCTTATTTGCTGTTCAGCATAGTCTGCATCGCTCCAGCGATAATTGTATGTAGCCTCAGCATCACTGGTGCGGATTTTATACACATCTAAATGTGTGCCGAGTTGTTGCCAAATTTGATTGTAATCCAATGTACCAAAACTTTTTGTTAAATTAACTTGTGCTACCTTGGGATGGCCAATGGTTAAAGATTTATCTTCAGGATCAAAACCATTGTTGATTAACCATGCGCGAAATTCTGCAATTTTTTTAATTTGCCATTCATATGCACCTGGGTCTCGAGCCCATTCAATATCAAAGTCTCCGGCTGCCTCAATTTGATTGCGCAAACTGGTTGTTATTAGTTCATCTACACTGCTGCCTTCATCGTTGAACACTTCCCAGTGTGTTTTACTTACTGCTTTGTTAACGCCTACATACACACCGCCTATTTTTCGGTTCAATGTTTCGACACCAAACAGTTCATAATCGTTTTCGTCCAGTGAGAACCGTGGCGCATTGAGCCAACACATGAGTTGGCTGGGTCTGCGCCATTCAGGGGCTTGAATAACTTTGCGCATGCTGAGCACAAGACTTTCGTATTCATGACACAGCAAGTTGAGTTGGCGTATGTGCCAGCGTGTGGCCGCGTCGGCTTGAGTCCAATAAGGACTCATTTGACCCGAATGTCCCTGCAAATCTTCAAAGTATCTATGCAACCAATTCATTCTTGCGTGATTAACACCCAGATCGTCTTGAATCGTGTCTTCAACTGTAAAATAATCACGGATGGTGTAACCTAGATTAGCAGAATTGATTGCTGAGATACTGGCGTTGAGTTGATTGATTATATATTCAGCTGTGCGTTGACTCTCAGTCCATCCTATCCAACAATAATTTTTTTCTAAATGCAAATCGTTGCGTATGATATTGTTCAATGCCGTCAGCCATTTGCGGCTGAGACTGTTGTCTGCCACATCAATGTACAGCGTGAGATTATCTGCTCCGCGCAGATCTATTTCAATTTGATCAAGCAATGTTGTTCCACCATTCTAGTACCGCAGGTCTAGCCGACAATATCTCTGTCATTGTAGTTGGCTGTGTGCGTATGCTTTCTAATTGTAGCACACGATCTCGACCTTGAGCAAGACCTTTTTTGTATTCATTGGGCCATTGTTCTTCAAAAGTCTGGCGTGTTTTTAACTGTGTCAACATGTCACGCAAAGCACCATCCACTTCGGGCACAAGTTCGTCAATCCAGGGTTCTAACAGTGTTCTAGGCAAGGCCAATGGACTCATCACGATGTTAGGCGAGAAAGAGAATATCACTTTAGCAAGGACGTCGACTCCGTATGTTTTGGCAAGTTGTCTAATGCGTGTAATTTCGAACATTCCGGGCAGAGTGAGCGTAAAGTCAATTCGGACTTGACGTCGGTTACGTTGTATCTCAACTGCTTGACCAAAATTGTCAAGCCAGCGATTGTACTCAAGACCTGTTCTAATGTATTCACCAATCTCACCTGTGCCGTCGAGACTTGCGCATATCTGCCAATCCCTAAGCCCAGTAAGAATATCACGATATAAATTAACGCCTCGATAATCCACTCTGGATAAATTTGTATTGTATCTAGCATATACTCGTGGTCCGTCCCCTAATTCAACTATGCGTTTCATGTAACGCCAATGTTGTTCGTACATCAAGGGTTCGCCACCTACCCAATATACTTCTTCAACACGATGCTGTTCTACAGCCGCTGCGAACTCCGCTTCAATCTGGCTGTCTTGAAATGCAGAAATTTCTCTTTGCACTTCGGGACGCATCCAGGTGTTCTTGGGATTCGTCCAATCAACCATGTTGTGTTGTTTTTGTTCAGACTCCCAACTACTGCTCAGCATGTCACCGCAAGTACGACATTTGAAATTGCAAAGATTACTAAATCTGTAATCCCAACTCACAGGCTGCATTGTGGTGCGGCCTGCCGAATCAGTGGTTTCCCAAATGTCAGGGTACTTATGCTTGAACAACTGCCAAAAATATGTACGGTAAACGTCTGTGTTCAACAGTTTGTCATTGCACACTTCACATTCAGACAGGGTTTCACCTGCCATCATTCTACTACGCACACTCATCATGTGTGGTGAGTTCCAATGTTCATCAAGTGTAATGGGCACATACTTTCCAGTGCCTGCGGCGGTATCTATGTACTGTGCAAAGTTCTGAGCAGGTTCACGTGACGCACAACACATACGTCGTTCTGTTTGTGGACTCAAGTAAGTATGCACCCAAGGTGCCATGCACAGGCTCATTGATACCCAATCAAATCAGCAAACTCAGGTGCTACTGTACGCATGTTTTGATTGCGTTTGCGATCCAAGTCTGCAATTTTCATGCGCAACATAAACCCATCTGTTGACGCACCGGTGTTCATGAAATCCGTGATGCGATCAAACTCCTCACGATACTGCAACGGCACATCGGCACCACGCAAATGTTCTGTGATTGCAGCTTTGGCTGTGTCCGGCAGTGTGGCAATACTGAAGTACCAAGCATCATGCATCATGTTCCAGTACACAAAATTAAAACTTTCTTTGTTTTTATCAATCCACTGAGCAACTTGATCTATATAGCGCACATTGAATACATTTACTGTGGTACAGACCTGGAGAACTATGTTGCTGTGGCATTCTTTGAGATCTCTAAAACGGTCTAAGTTTGCACAGACTTCTGGCCAACTGGCATTGCTACGTTGATATTCAAAGCGGTCACCTATGTCGTCAATGCTGAATGCAATTTCCACAGTTTTAAAATGCCGCCAAATTGCCTCACCTCTAGCAGGATACTGTGTACCATTGGTATTGTAGTGTATTTCAACTTGGTTGGCAATGCCACGATCAACTATGCCTTGCAACATGTCAAAGTGCTCGTCAATCATGAACGGTTCGCCACCGGTGAATTCAATGTAGCGAATATCAGTTAGCACACTGTCAATCTGTTGCCAAAACTTCTCGTTCTCTCTAGGCCAGGCGCCGGCACGTAGCATTTGATATGCATGACTTGACTTCTGTTCTTCACGCGGTAACTGATTAATTTCTTCGGTGGCAAATTGACTGCTTGACCATGATCCACAAATGCGGCATTTTAGATTGCAGATATTTCCCAGTTTTAAATCCAAGAACATCAATGGTTTAGCATCTGCCGTCCATTCTGTGTCTGCAATCGAATGCTTGAGTCTGTCCAGTGTGTGCATACGCTTGCTGGTACGTCCGCCACGTTCTTCGTTCCAGCACTTGCGACATGTTTGTGGACGTTCACCAGCAAGAAATTGCTCTCGTAATCCTCGCATGTGATTACTGTTCTGTATGTCAGCAAAATTAGCAGTACTCAATTCAAACTTGTTGCCGTTGTTGTCCAGGATTTCATCATCGGCAAGACAGCACGGACGCACTGTGCCAATTGGTGAGGCTTCAATACTGACCCAAGGTAATACACAAAATTTATCGTGTGGTATATTCATTTCAATGCTGCCAATTCTGGAATTACATCCATGATATTTTCTTTTCTAATTGAGTCCAGCTCGTGTGTTTTGCGCCAAAATGTGTCAATCAGGTGTGTGTTGTCTGTGGCCATCATGAATTTAATGGCGCTTTCGAATCCCACGGTGGCACGGCTCAATGGGTCTTGATCTCGCAACCACATGATATGATTCAAATATCTTGTGCCTAGTTCTTCTTTGTATTCAGCTGGCGCAATGTCTATTCTGTAGTATACAGGATCTTGTAAGATGTTTACATTCAAGTCTTGTGGTCGAATCAGTCCTTTTTCGACCCAGTCACGATGAAATTCTGGCAGGTGCCAGGCATTCATAATACTCAGTGTAGGTGAAATATAAAAATCCACTCCAGGGCATACTGCCAACATTTCTCGGCGGTTGTTTTCTACTACCGCCCAGTCTGTGCCCTTGCGTATGTATTCCCCTCTTGGACCTGAATCATCAAGACTGGCTCCCACTGCCACTGAATCAAACTGTTTCCAATATTCAAATACACTTTGGCCTTTGAGTTCGGTGTGTGTAAAATTTGTGTTGTAAATCAATCGCACATCAAAACGTTTTCTCTTGACCAACTCCGCCAGGATGCGGTAGTGTTCTTCCATCAGCAA